GCGGCGTCAACTTCGGGATGCGGTCCAGCAAGCCGATCATGTACGGCAACAAGCGCGCCGAGATGTGGGGGTCGATGAAGGAATGGCTGAAGACGGCGAGCATCCCGAACGACAGGTATCTGAAGGGCGACCTGACAGGGCCGATGGTGAAGCCGGACTCGAAGGGGGCGATCTTTCTGGAGAGCAAGAAGGATATGAAGGCCCGTGGGCTCGCCAGCCCCGACGCCGCGGACGCGATAGCCGTTACTTTCGCTTTCCCCGTGGCTCACCGCGAGGCGAGGCCGATGGACAACAGACCGCGTATGACGTATGGTGGCAACGCAGCTTCTTCAGGATGGATGGGACACTAATGCCCGGCGAAACTCCTAAAACAAGAAATTATGCGCAGCCCCGGTCTGATCGGTTCGGCATTTACCGGGACCTGTCGGCTCAAATGGGCGGCGATAGCGGCTATAGCGGGTTTTTAGGCCCGTTAGATCAAGGGTTTATGGGGCGATCGCCCAGAGAAGCGTATCTAGGTATGCCTAACGCTGAAGTCACGCCTCAGGCTAATCCGGCCGCTGTCCGGGCCTATACGCGCAACGCGCCGTATATGGAAGAGTTTATGTCTGATCCGCAAGCCATAGTATCAGAGTTGTATCAACTACAACAGAGGCTTAAAGAAGACCCTAAAGATGTTGTTAGCGAATACCGCACCCGCGTTTTGCGCGGCGCTTTGCGCGACGTGTTTGGAATGTTAGCCCCCGATGAACTGGACGGCCTTGGTCTTAACCGCGCGCAAGCGCCGACTACGCCACAAAAAGACTACACCCCTCCAACACCTAAGTATCGCTACTGATGGCTAAATCTGTCTCATTATCAGTCGGTCGTGGCGAGAAGCTGTCCACGAAGGAAGGCGCTGGCCTCACGGCCAAGGGGCGCGCCAGGTATAATGCCGCTACGGGCAGCAAACTGAAGCCGCCGGCTCCGAATCCAAAGACGAAGGCGGACGAGGGGCGTAAAAAGTCATTTTGCGCCCGCATGGGCGGCGTTGTCGCCAAGTCGAAGAACGCCGAACGGGCGAAAGCCAGCATGAAGAGGTGGAACTGTGGCAAGTAAACCCGGCCTCTACGCCAATATTCACGCCAAAAAGGCCCGCATCGCCGCCGGATCGGGCGAGAAGATGCGCAAACCGGGCGCAAAGGGCGCTCCGACGGCCAAGGCGTTCAGGGAATCCGCCAAAACGAGGAAAAAGTAATGCCTCTCGTAAAATCGTCGTCCAAAAACGCCTTCCGCAAAAACATCAAGGCGGAAATGGCCTCTGGAAAGCCGCAAAAACAAGCAGTTGCGATCGCGTATGACGTAAAACGCAAGGCTGCGGCCAAAAAAGGAAAGTCCTGCAAGTAATGGACGACAACGGCATCAAAGGCGCTAAATCGGTTGCTGGCGGGGACGATGACGTCCTCAACACCATGCGCGGCCGGCTGAAGATCGCCGTCTCAGCCTACTCAGACAGTCGCGAAGACGAGCTTGACGACCTGCGCTTCATGGCGGGTAGCCCGGACAACCAGTGGCAATGGCCGGCAGACGTGCTGGCGACCCGCGGGGCGGTGCAGGGCCAGACGATCAACGCGCGGCCGTGCCTGACGATCAACAAGCTGCCGCAGCACGTCCGGCTCGTGACCAACGAGCAGCGGCAGAACCGGCCGCAGGGCAAGGTCATCCCGGCCGACGATCTCGCGGACGTGCAGGTGGCGGACATCTTCAACGGGATCGTGCGCCATATTGAGTATCTGTCGGACGCGGACGTGGCCTACGACACGGCCTGCGACAATCAGGTCACCTATGGCGAGGGCTATATCCGCCTCGTGACGGAGTATTGCCGCGAGGACAGCTTCGATCAGGACATCAAGATCAAGCGCGTCAGGAACGCCTTCTCGGTCTATATGGACCCGTCTATTCAGGACCCCTGCGGCGCGGACGCCGAGTGGTGCTTTATCACCGAGGACGTGCTGAAGGAAGACTACGAGCGCATGTTCCCGGACGCTGCGCCGATCTCGTCGCTTCAGGCGCAGGGCGTGGGCGACCAGACGCTCGCCATGTGGGTCAACAGCGAGACGATCCGCATCGCGGAGTATTTCTACTACGAGCATAAAAAGGCGACCCTGAACCTTTATCCGGGCAATCTGACCGCGTTTGACGGCACGCCGCAGGACAAGATGCTGAAGCAGCAGTTCGGCAAGCCGCTGCGCAGCCGGTCGGTCGACCGCAAGCAGGTCAAGTGGGTCAAGACGAACGGCTATGAGATCCTCGAGAGCAGCGAATGGGCGGGCAAGCACATCCCCGTCATCCGCGTCGTCGGCAACGAGTTTGAGGTCGACGGTCAGATTTACGTGTCCGGGCTGGTGCGCAACGCCAAGGACGCGCAGCGCATGTATAACTATTGGGTCAGCCAGGAAGCAGAGATGCTGGCGCTGGCGCCCAAGGCTCCGTTCATTGGCTACGGCGGTCAGTTCGAGGGCTACGAGACCAACTGGAAGACGGCAAACACCAACAACTGGCCGTATCTTGAGGTCAACCCGGACGTGACGGACGGGGCGGGCAATCCGCTGCCCCTGCCCGAGCGCGCGGCGCCTCCGATGGCTCAGACAGGGCTGCTACAGGCCAAGCTGGGGGCGGCCGATGACATCAAGTCGACCACGGGCCAATACGACAGCTCTATTGGGGCGGACTCCAACGAACGTACGGGTCGTGCAATTCTTGCCCGTGAAAAGCAAGGCGACACATCGACTTACCATTATGTGGATAACCTTTCACGGGCCATCCGCTATGTCACGCGCCAGATCGTCGATCTTATACCGAAGATTTACGACACCGAACGTGTGGCCCGCATCATTGGCATAGACAACGAAGTCAGCATGGTGCGGATTAACCCCATGCAGCCGGAGCCCGTGCGTGTCCTCAAGGACGAGCAGGGCATCGAGATCGAGCGCATCTACAATCCGTCTATCGGCGTCTACGACGTCATGGTCACGACCGGACCGGGCTACATGACCAAGCGTCAGGAAGCCCTCGACGCCATGCAGATGCTGCTCCAGTCCAACCCGGAGCTGTGGAAGGTGGCGGGCGACCTGTTCATCCGCAACATGGACTGGCCCGGCGCGCAGGAGATGGCCGCGCGGTTCGCCAAGGTGCTGGACCCGGCCGTTCTGGAGGGCACTGACGGCTCGCCCGAAGCGCAGATCATGCGCCGGCAGATGGAGGAGATGGCGGCGTCTATGGAACAGACGACAGCGCTCATCCAGCAGCTTCAGCAGAGCTATGACATGCAGAAGCTGGCGATCGACGAGCAGAACACGCAGATCAAGGCTTACGACGCCGAGACGAAACGAATGCAGGCGTTTGCAAACAGTATGCAACCCGAGCAGATTCAGGATATAGTGATGGGAACGATTGCCGCGGCGATTGACACAGGCGATCTGGTCGCCGGCAACGCGCCGATCCGCGAAACGGGAGAGATGATGTGACCTGCGAAGTTTTCATCGGTCATCTGTTCCTCGCCCGCGACGTAGCGCACTCCGCGCACCTGAACACACGCTCCTATGCCAAGCACAAGGCTCTGGGCAAGTTCTACGGTGGCGTCATCGACCTCGCGGACACGTTCGCAGAGGCGTATATGGGGCGCCACGGCATGATCGGTCCAATTGCGCTACAATCGGCCAAAAAGACCAGTAATATCGTTGATTTTCTTGAGGATTCGCTCAAGGATATCGAAGATATGCGCTACAAGGTCTGCGACAAAGACGAGCCTGCGTTGCAGAACATCATCGACGAGATCGTTGCTCTTTATCTAAGCACGGTCTATAAGCTCAAATTCCTTGCGTGAGGACATCATGGGACTGAAATCAACCACTCAGGCGTTGGGCTACCAGCAAATCACCAATCTGTCGGCTGCGACAGGGCTTACGGTGCCACAAGGGGCTACACGCGCTCTGATTGCGCCACTCTCACAAGATATACGCTGGCGCGACGACGGCGTTAACCCGACGGCCAGCGTTGGTATGCCGGTCACGGCAGGAACCTATCTCAGCTATGATGGCGACCTCCAGAACATAAAATTCATTGAGACTTCGGCGTCAGCCGAGATCAATGTGACTTACTACGTCTAAAGGACCGCCAATATGACCATTCAGGCGAACCAAGGCTTTGGCGTTTCAGTCTTCGGCGCGGTTAGCAGCGGCGGTGGCGGCGGCGGCACTCCGGGCGGGTCGAACACACAAGTTCAATTCAACTCCAGCGGCTCATTTGGTGCGTCGGCTAATCTTACTTTTGTGTCGCCGGCTCTGACAATTGGCGCTCAGCAGACGACGCAGGGCCAGATTGTTTTTGCAAATACGGCCGCTGGCGCGTTTGCCACCACCGTGCAGTCGAGTAACAGCGCCTCTGCGGCATGGACCTTAACGCTCCCGGCGACTGCGGGCACGGCGAACTATGCACTTACAACTAATGGTTCGGGCGTTTCTTCATGGTCGCAGATCAGCCTTACGGCGGGCGTCACTGGGACACTCCCGGTTGCTAATGGTGGCACGGGTTTAACATCACTTACCACCGGCTATATCCCGTATGGGGCCGGAGCTAGTTCATTTCAATCATCCGCTGACCTGTCATACAGCGGCTCGGCTTTCAAAGTTGGAGGAGCGTCTAGCACCGGCTATGTAACTATGGCGAGGGGTGACGCCACAAACAGCGGCTTCTTTGCGTCATTCGATCCTACAGGAACGCGCAACGCCTC